CACCTAAGTTCTTCTCTATCGAAGACTATGCTGCTGACATCGACCAAGCTCGTTTGTTCACAGGTATGACAGTTTCTACTATGGGTATCTCTCTTGCCCCTAACCAGATGGTAACAGCTACCTACGGTATGGTTGGTAAGGACATGACTATTAGCGCCACTGAGAAGACACAGGACGCTGCATCAGGTGCTGCTCCATTCGATGCTTACTCAGGTACACTAGAGATTGGTAATACTAATGGTAGCCCCTCTACAGCAGCTATCGTAACTGGTATGGACTTCACTCTGACTAACTCCTTCGCACCTACCTTCGTAATTGGTAGTGATAGTGCGCCACAGTTGGAAGTTGGTCGTGCAGAGATCGAAGGCACTATCTCAGCTTACTTTGAGGATGCAGCTTTAATCAATCGCTTCCTGAATGAGACTGAAACTGAGCTTGAGGTAACTGTGGGTGATGGTAGTAACACTATCAAGTTCGCATTCCCACGGGCTAAGATCAATAGTGCAGACGTAGGTGTAGATGGCCCAACTAGCCGTATCATTTCTATGTCATTCGTTGCACTCTACAACACAGCAGATGCAAGTAACTTAGTTATTACTCGCTCTGCATAAAGTACCCTAGCTAGGGCGGGGAGGCATTGGTGTCGGGTCTGATGCTTCCCCTTTAATTACTAACCCGACAACTTTTCACCCCGACAATAAGGAAACTCGACATGGACTTACTAGATTTAACTCCGACTAATGACACTGTTGACATCATCTTAAAACATCCTAATACAGATGAAGATTTAAAGAATGATGATAAAACACCTATGATTATTACCATGTATGCCCCACACTCTAAGCAGTATAAGGCAGCTATGCATGAGCAAACTAATAAACAACTCAAGAAATCTAAGGGCGGTAAGAAGATTGATGTCACCGCTGAAGAATTAGAAGACTCTTCTTTAGATGTTTTAGTTAAGGCTACAAAAGAGTGGAATATTACTTACAAAGGTAAAGTACCCCCCTTAACTAAAGCTAAGGAAGTCTACCAAGAAGTGTTTTGGATCAAGAATCAAATTGAGGAGGCACTCTCTGATTTTTTGGACTTTACGAAGAAATAGTATCAGATCTTTGTGAGTGGGCAGAGTTTAACTTTAAGCTTAGTCTACCAGATGAAAATGGTACTACACAACGTGAACACTTAGAACAAGTAGAAAGGCAGATTGGACATAAGCCGAAAGAACTGGAACCCCCGACAGAATTTCCTACTCTTCTTTCTCATGTCTGGTCTGCCTTTATTGATTTAAACAATAGCAGAACTATGGGCTTCTCAGGTCCTAACCCGATTACTTATAGCGAGATAAAAGCTTGGAAAGAACTCACACATACTCCATTATATCCTTGGGAAATCGAGGCTGTAAAGTTAGTAGATGTGCAATATGTAAGGGTTATGAATAGTGGCTGACGTATCAATAATCATAGCAACTAATGCGGATCAGGTAAAACAAGAGTTTACTGGTCTTACTGGTTCTGTAGTTGGAGCGGCAGCACAAGCTAAAGTTTTAACTCAAACTATGCAGTTCTTAGATGCAGCTTTTAATAAAAACAGGATTGATGCTCAACAGTATAGCGCCGCCATAAAACAACTGGATGCCGCTGAAGATAGATTATATGCTGCTATAGGTCAAACAACTGCCGCATCTAATCAACAAAGTGCCTCATTTGATAGGGCAACAGCAGCCACAACAAGAATTACTGGCGCTAAATCAAATGCCGCTATAGCCGCTAAAAGACTAGCGGATGCTCAAAGGCTTGCTGGATCAACTACTAATAAGTTTGGTATGTACACTCAACAGGTTGGTTACCAAGTCGGTGACTTCTTTGTACAGGTTCAGTCTGGTACTGACGCCTTAGTTGCATTTGGTCAGCAGGGTACACAGCTTGCAGGGTTACTCCCAGGATTGGCTGGAGCTATCTTAGGTATCGGACTTGCTATATCCACTGCTCTTGGTCGTGCATACTTAGAGTCAAAGAACCTAACTATAAACTTCAAAGAGATTAAGAAGGATATGGGTGAGGCACTTGAGCCTATAAAGCCTCTTATAGATGCTATAACCTCTGCCTTCTCCTCTCTAGGTGATGTAGCAAGGAACGTAGGCACCTTTATAGCTGATAACTTTGCCAGACTTATTTCTTATGCTATAGCCTTTGGCGCTGTAATGGTTACAAAGGTAGTTGCAGGATTTATTTTATCTGGTAGGGCAGCTAGGAGCTTCTTTGCTCTAGTTAGGACAGGATTAATTGCTTCTGGTATAGGTATACTGGTAGTGGGTTTAGGAGAGGTTTTGTACAGGTTCAATGCCTTGATTACTGCAACAGGTAGTTTTGGGGCCGCTATGCAGAAAGTGGGAGATCTTTTTGATGGCCTATGGGATTTTGCCATAGCTAAGATAGATGTTTATCTTGCTCAACTACAAACTATCGGGCCAGCCTTCAAAGCCTTTATGCTTGGTATTTTAAATAGTGTCCTTACAAGTATTCAAGAGGGATTAAATAATGCCATAAGTGCCATCAATAAAACTTTTAACACAAGTTTTGAGCCTATAAGAATAGGTGGTTTTGTAGAAGACGCAATGATTCAGGCTCAAAAGGATTTACGTGTAGTTGAAAGGGCAGTAGAAGACCTTAAATCTACCGCTGACGGATCGTGGGAATCTTTAAAGGGCATGGTAAACGATCTTCTAGGTCTTACCAATACAACGACAACAGCTTTAGATACAACTGACTGGTTTATGACTAAACTAGATGAAGATACTAAGAAAGCTAATGATTCCCTCAGTAAACAAAATGATGCCTTTAAGAAGCTAGAGGATCAAGCAAACAGATTAGCTGCACCCTTCGATGACTTCTTTATGGCTTTAGTTGACGGTACCACATCAGCTAAAGATGCCTTCAGAGCTATGGCTAGGGATATTATACAACAGCTATATAGAATACTTGTTGTTGAGCAATTAGTACAGTCTATCTCAGGTGCTATACAAGGTGCTATGGCTGGGCCAGTACAAGGACCAAACTTACCTAGTGCAGATGGTGGTGGATACACAGGCTCAGGACCAAGATCAGGTGGATTAGATGGTAAGGGTGGCTTTATGGCTATGCTACACCCTAGAGAGACTGTCGTAGACCACACTAAGGGTCAGGGTGCTGGCGGTACAGTAGTAAACCAAGTATTCAATATCTCAGCTAATACCTCAGACGATACTAAGAGACTTATTACTCAGACAATAGCACAAGCCTCACCAGCTATCATCAATCAGTCAGTAGGTGCAGTTATGAACCAAAGACGTAGAGGTGGTGCAATGAAATCAGCATTTGGATAAATCATGGCTATAAGTTACCCTCTTAATACACCTACAACTATTGGCATAGAGAGTATTGAACTACGTGCTGTAAATGCTGTAGCTGTCTCTCAGTCTCCCTTTACTTATAAGCAACAGGTTATTTCCCATCAGGGGCAAATCTGGAGTGCCTCAGTTAGTATTCCCTCAGTGCGTAGGGATCTAGCTGCTGAATGGAAAGCTATGCTGGTAGCTCTTAAGGGGCCTGTAGGGACATTTCTACTGGGAGATCCTGACTATGTTACACCTAGAGGTACAATAAACGGATCAGCTACCCTGTCAGGTAATGCAGGAGATGCTACTCCAACTATAACTTTGACAGGGACACTTCTAGCTGGTGATTACATTCAGTTAGGTACAGGCTCCGCTGCTAGATTACATCAGGTCTTGGTTGATAGGGCGGCTGGTACTGATGTTGAATTAGAGGTCTGGCCCTCTTTAAGAAGCACATACTCAGGAGAAACCGTTATTTACAATAGTCCTAAAGGTGTCTTTAGACTTGGACAGAGTACTACTTCTTGGTCTATAGATAACGCCAGTTTCTACGGCATATCCTTTGACGCTATAGAGGCCCTACAGTAAATGTCCAGAGTATTACCAACATCAGTAGTTGATGCCTTAGATGATGATGTAATCTATCCCTTCTTTGCTGTTGAAATGAATTTTGATGGTAGTGATGTATTACGTCTATGGACAGGTGTAGGTACTCTTAACGTACAAGGTGTTGATTGGACAGGCGCTGGTACTCTCTTGGGTATATCTGCTGTAGAAGAGACTACAGAGACTGCTGCAAGGGGTGCAGACATTACTATTACAGGGTTACCTTCTGAAGTGTTGTCTTTAGCTCTTAGTACCCCATATCAAGGTAGAACTTGTAAAATATACTTTGGTCTATTTAAAGCTGCAAAGATAATAAAAGAAGACTCCTCTTTCTTACTACTAGAAGATGGATCAAAGATCTATTTAGAAGATCTCAACTCTGGTTTCACTGAAATATTTACTGGTTACATGGATCAGATGAATATTGCTGAAGGTGCTGACACAGGTACTATCCAAGTTAAGGTTGAGAACAAGTTGATTGATTTGGAAAGAGCTAGAGTAGCTAGATATACTGCTGAGTACCAAAGGTCTAGGAATATAGCTGGTGCAAGTACAGATGCTGGGTTTGATTTTGTAGCTAGTATGCAAGATCAGAAACTAGCTTGGGGTAGGAGTTCTGAAAGCTAATGGCTTTATTTGGAATAGACATTGATTTATTAGATGAGGACTCTAATCTATCTGCTGCTATTACTGGCGCTGTAACATTTGCCGTTGCTGCCACCATAGGTTTTCCTGCGCTTGGTGTTGCTGCAATGGGTTTTGGTAAAGCAGCGTTACTGGCAGGTGCTTCAGCATATGCTTTAACCTTGGGAACAGCAGCATTAACCAAAGCATTAAGCCCAACTCCAGAATTAAGAGGTGGTGATCAGGGTTATACAATAACGCAAAGAGGCTCAACTATGCCTCATCAGGTTATCTACGGTAAGACTAGAATAGCCAGCGGTGTGGTATTTCAAGGTGTTACAGACAACAATAAATACTTACATAGCGTATTAGCTTTTGCTGGACATGAAGTAGAAGAGTTTGAAACTATCTCTTTTAATGACGAAGTTCTTACTCTGAGTGGTAATGATGTTACAGCACCAGCTAAGTATGTTGGTAAAGTTAAGATAGTTAAGAAACTAGGTACAACTACACAGACTGCTGTTACCTCTTCCGATTTAGGCGGCGTTTCTCCCCCTTCACAATGGACAACAGACTGTAAACTACTAGCTACAGCTTATCTTTATGTTATGTTGGAGTATGACGCTGATGCATTCCCTAATAACGTACCTGAAATTACAGCAGTAGTTAAGGGTAAGAAAGTATACGACCCTCGTACAAGCACTACAGCTTGGTCTGACAATCCAGCCTTATGCTTAAGAGATTACCTTACGTCAGGTAAAGAGGGTACTAATACAACCATCTACAACTATGGTATCAGTGAGGATATTGAAAGTGTAGATGACTCTCTTGTTACTATAGCTGCTAATATCTGTGATCAAATTGTAACTCTTCCAGACTCTACAACCCAGAACAGATTTACTCTTAATGGGGCGTTTACCACTAACACTACACCTTACGATGCTATACAGAACTTATCTACAGCTATGGGTGGACTATTGTGGTATGCTCAGGGTAAGTGGAGAATGAAGCCAGCTTACTACACAGATCCAGTCTTAGACCTTAATGAGGATGACCTAAGATCAGGTATCTCAGTAAATACAAGACACTCACGTAGAGATAATTTTAATGTGGTCAAAGGTACATTCAGAGGCCCAAAGAGTGAGTACCAACCGTCTGACTTCCCTCAAGTACCTATTCTTAACTCAGCTGCTTATACAGCCTTCCTAGCTGCTGATGGTGGTCAAGAGAGTGTAATTGATTTACAGTTACCTTTTACAGATGACCCTGATGCAGCTAGACGTTTAGCTCTTATAACCTTAGAGCGAAATAGGCAACAACTCAGTGTACAGGCTACCTTTGGTCTTAGGGCTTTCCAAGTTCAAGTGGGAGATATTATACGCCTAAGTAATACTAGATTTGGCTGGGCTAATAAAGAGTTTGAAGTTGTCTCTTGGGATTTTGGTCTTCAAGAAGACTATGACATTCTAGTTAATATGTCTCTCAGAGAGATTAGTGAATCTGTCTTTGATGAGGTTTCTGATGGTGCAACATACGAGAGCGATAATACTACACTACCATCCCCATTTGATGTACCACCTGTAGCTGTAGCCCTCACTCAAGAATATAGAATTATCAATGAGCATGTAACTAACGTCCTTGTAGTTAATGTATCAGCTACAGCTTTTGAACGTGTAGATTACGTCGAGGTAGAGTTTAAGAAGTCTACAGACTCAACTTACAGTGTCTTAGGCACAGGTGACTTAGGTAGATTTGAAATCTTAGACATTGAGACACCTCTAGCTGGTGCAGCAGGTACTATAGTCTATGATGTCAGAGCTAGAGCTATCAATGCCTTTGGTATTAAGGGTACATTCACTGATGCACAGAAGACTGTAGAAGCTGATACTACTGGCCCATCTGCCCCGTCTACCTTTGAAAAGCAGTTATCTGGTGGTACTCTATTCTTTGCTTGGACTGCTTCAACTGACTTTGACTTGTCGTATTATAAACTGTGGCATAGCTCATCAACTACAGCGACATTCACAGATGGTTCGCCCCAAGTCATAATTAATAAAGTAGCTAGACCAGCGACATCAGTAGCCTACCCAGCTATCTCAGGAACATTCTTTATTGAACCCTATGATAAGTCAGGTAACGAAGGTACTGTAGCTTCTCTTGTTGTTCTACCATCTGAGTTACCTGAGTTAGGTACATCACAGACTGACACTGAGAACCCAAGTTTCGCTGGAGCTAAGACTAACGTAGCTGTGGCTACAGGCCCAGATCCTGATGAGTTAAGACTATCTAGCTTTGCTGCTGCACCCTCTACAGGTACATATGAGTTCACAGGATACTTAGACACAGGCTCAACTAGAACTGTAAGGGTATCAACTAACTTATCATCTACTAGGCATCATGCTAATGCTTCTGGGGGATTAGTAAACTGGGATGACATTCCTAACAACTGGGATACTTGGCCTAATAATTGGGACGATTGGTCAGATGAGGATCAACCCTATGGTGACTTCAGTACAACTATTTATGTAGCTGCAACGAGCGATGACCCTGCTGGCTCTCCTACATGGGGATCTTGGGTTGTAGCAGCGGGTGAACTCACAGGCAGAGCATTTAAATTCAAAGCTGAACTCGACAGTACCAACAATAACGTATCACCAAGCGTAAGCGTCTTGGAAGGGATAGTGGAATACTAATATGGCACAACACGACTACAACATAGCTAACCAAACAGCAGCTAATGCTAGAACCGACATTAACAACGTCCTATCAGCTATAGCTACAAACAACTCAGGGACTGCTGCACCTAGCACTACCTTTGCTAATCAATGGTGGTATGATACCGATGCCTTTATCTTGTATATAAGAGCAAATGGTAATGATGCTTGGATACCTGTAGCTTACCTAGATCAAACAAATGATAAGTTTCGTATCCTAGATGATACACAGGTAGTGAACACCTCTGGCACTCAAACTGGTCTACTAGGGGATCAAGCTACAGCTACATGGGAAACTGGAACAGGTACAATTGAAAGCCTTGTGTCACCAGCTAAGGTAGCTGCATCAGCAACTGAGGTTGTAGGTGACTATGCTTTGGGTGTCGGTCAAACGTGGCAAGACATGACAAGCAGTAGGGCTTTTAATACAACATACCAAAACACTACAGGTAGGCCGATATTTATTGGAGTAAGCGCAACTGTTGCTGGTGGCAGTACTATGAGTCTTCTAGTATCTCCAAATTCAAATATGTCATCTTCTGTAACCGCAGATAGAACTTCTGATATAAATGACCCTACTGGCGTTAGTGCAATTATACCAAATAACATTTACTATAAAGCAAGTGTAGCCAGTGCAAGTGGTCTTATTTGGGCAGAGTTAAGATAACAAGTCTTCTTAAGTAAGGGAAAAGGAATAATAAAAATGGCAGATCAAAAGATCTCAGAATTAACAGCCCTTACTGGGGCTAACGTAGCTGACGATGATGCTATAGCTATTGTAGATACCTCAGCTACAGAAACTAAGAAGATAGTCTTTAGTGAACTTAAGAATGCCCTAGATACAGCTACTGGCTTTGTCAGGATCACTGGCGATACCATGACTGGTGATCTTGCATTGTCTGGCGCTGACGCTACATTTGGCGACAACGACAAAGCCATCTTCGGCGCTGGGTCTGACCTACAGATTTACCATGATGGGTCTAATAGCTATATTGATGATGCTGGCGCTGGGATTTTATACGTTAGGTCAAATGGGGCTGGGATTACTCTTAGGACTTCTACCAATGAGCAAATGGTTACTGCCCTTAACGATGGCGCAGTTAATCTTTTTTATGACAATAGTCAAAAACTCGCCACCACCGCCACAGGTATTGACGTAACTGGCACTGTCACGGCTGATGGGCTGACTGTGGATGGGGATGCTACTATTCAAAACACGGGTAATAGCTACAGAACCTTTACGATTGGCGCAAATAGGTCAGCTTCTGTAAACACTCTTGGTCGCTTAGATTATGACTGGGATGGAACGCCTGTTGCCCGTATTCACGCAATATCAGGAACAGATGCAACCAATAAGGATAATGGCGATCTTGTGCTTTCTACATCAGCAGATGGGACGTTAAAGCAGCGGATATTTATTGACCAAGGCGGCGACATCTCCTTCTACGAGGATACTGGAACGACTGCCAAGTTCTTCTGGGATGCTGATGCGGAATTACTGAAGATTGGTGGCCTTGAGACAACAGGTACATTCCCGCTAATGGTGAAGTCTAACGCAAGTAACCACGGTATCCATATTGAAGAAGCGAGTGGAAATGAAGGCTACACTTTAGGTGTTGATGCTGATGGTGATTTAGGTTTCTACAATAGTGGCTCTGCAACTGCATCTGTTACATTTGATGACAGCGGTAATGTCGGGATTGGCACGAGTTCGCCTAACCAACCATTAACCGTGGTCACAAATAGCTCTGCTCAAGGCATTAACATTACAGGTCGTTCTTCTGATGACCGTGCTTATATGTTCTTTTCAGACAATAATGGCACGACTTATCGTGGGTCAATTCACACAATCCCTGTGGATAACCGTTTTAACATTAACGCATATTCTGGCGAAAACATTACATTCAGCAATAACGGCGCAGAAAAGGTTCGCATCGACAGCAGCGGTAATCTGCTGGTGGGGGTTACTTCTACAACGCTTTCAGGAGGGTCTATAACTTTACCTAATAACGGAATTATTGCTTTTCATGATGCTGGTGGTTCAGCAAGAAATACCTTGCAATTTGCAAGCGGTGAGTTGAAGCATGGTGCGGCTGGCGCAGGTCTTACTGCTCAAACTTTTTACACTAACGGCTCAGAACACATGCGCATCGACAGCAGCGGTAATCTGTTGGTGGGAACTACTAGCACTATTTTAGACTCTGAAGAAAACGAAGAACAAGGCGTAGATATACGTCCTGAGGGCTTTGTAAAAATTAGTCGCAGCGGTAATCACCCATTACAATTAGCACGTACAGATGCTGGTGAGCTTATTAAGTTTCGCTCTAATGAAGTTACGGTGGGGAGTATTGGGAGCTATGCTGGCTCTTATCTTCAGATTGGGTCAAACAACGATGGTATTGCTTTTGGCATAGCAAACAGTATTCGACCTGTTGATATGGCTGGAGCACAGCGTGACGCAGCTATTGATTTAGGAGATGACACAGCACGCTTCAAAGACCTCTACCTCTCTGGCGGTGTAGTCTTTGGCGATGCTGGTGGCTCTGGCACGTCCACAAGCAACACGCTGGATTCGTATGAAGAGGGGACTTGGATTGTAAATATGTATGATGCACTATCAGGTGGCAACGCATCATCAACACAAGTTACTGGTCGTTACACTAAAATTGGTCAGCAGGTTATTGCATCCTTTGATGCTTTTAATAATGTTAGTACATCAGGGCTAACGGCAGGTAACAGTGTTTACTTTACGTTGCCTTTTGCAGCATCTAGTACGGGTCGATCAATCGGCTCTGTTCAACTAGACACCGTAACTTTCCCAAGCAGCGGAACAATGGTGACCACAGCCGTAGTTGATTCACAAAGCCGAGCAACACTAAATACTTCAGGTAGCGGTGTAAGCGATTCTACGGTAAAAGTGCAAGACTTTAACGGAACAAGCTCAGACGTTGTAACTTGGACGTTATCTTACAGAACAAGCTCATAACCACCCTTGTTGGATCACAGGGTAGTCAGTCCAACCATCAAAGGAGATAAACGATGGCACTAACAGAACGCACAGAGCAGGATAAGATTGAGATCGTTTCGGCTCATAAATTTATCCAAGTACGCACAGCAACCGTGATTGAACGTGATGGCACAGAGATCAGCCGATCTTTCTCACGCCATGTCGTTGCACCAGACGCCGACATCACAGGTGAAAGCGCAGAGGTTCAAGCCATCTGTAATGCAGTTCACACAGACGAAGTTAAAGCAGCCTATGCTGCACATCTAGCCGCACAGGAGACACCATAATCATGGCTATTACTTACACTTGGACTATTCCAACATTGGAACACGAAATCGCTGACGGTGGCGTATACATTGCACATTGGAGATGCACAGGCGTTGATGACGATGGCAACTCAGCATCTAGCTATGGCACATGTGGCCTAACCTACGATGCTTCTGCTGCTGACTTCACACCTTATGCCGATATTACTGAGGCTCAAGCTCAAGGCTGGGTCTGGGGTCATGTATCACAAGCTGATACTGAAGCTGCTATTGCTACTAAGATTAATGCAATAGCTAATCCAACGTCTGCAAGCGGGGTTCCGTGGTAGACATAACCTAGAAGGAGAAACGTAATGGGCGAGAAACAAACACAAACCATTATGATTGATGAAGTAGAATACAACGTGGAAGACTTTACAGATGAACAGAAGGTTCTAATCAACCACGTTATGGATTTAGATCGTAAGATCGGTAGCACTAAGTTCAACTTAGATCAGCTTAATGTAGGTCGTGGGGCATTTATGAATGCTCTTAAAGATACACTTACACCTGATCCAGAGCCACAGCAACAACAAGAAGCAGCTTAATTAAAGGGAAGCCTGACATGGGATATAAACTAGGAACACGTAGCTTACAGAACTTGTCAGGCGTTCACCCTGATATGCAAGCTGTAGTTAAGAAGGCAATAGAGATCACTGATGTAGACTTCACAGTTATCGAAGGCATACGTCACATTGATAGACAGAAGCAATTACTGAAAGAGGGTAAGTCAACTACACTTAACTCAAGACACATCACAGGCCATGCTGTAGACATGGTTCCTTGGCCTGTAGACTGGGAAGACTTAGATAGGTTTGAAACTATGGCTGAAGCCATGAAGGATGCAGCAGAAGAGCTTGACATTTCCATCGTATGGGGTGGTGACTGGAAAAGCTTCTATGATGCACCTCACTTTGAACTTGATCGTAAAGCCTACCCAGCATGAGTAGAGAAGAAGATAATTGGCACCTCTCTAGGAGTGTACCTATAACCCTTATCTTTGGTCTTATAGCTCAAGCAGCAGCTATAGTTTGGACTGTATCCATGATGATGTCAGACATTGAACGTAATGCTGAAGAGATCATGCGTATGCAATCCAGACTATCTGTTGTAGAAGATGCTACACAAAGACAAGCAGTATCTATGGCCCGTATAGACGAGAACATTAAAGCAATCCGACAGTCAGTAGAAAAGATGGCTAATGAGTAGTTATCACTTAGTAGAAATAATCAAAGGACCAATGCAAGTTGGTGACAAGTGGTTTATTCTTTGTCGGGTTGTTCACAAGAGTACTTCTTCAAGACCTTCACTTGAGGAAGTAAGTTTCGATACTTTTGATGCAGCCCATGAGTTTGAAAGTCAGTGGAGTTAAGGCTAATTTCCATTGTAGGGGTGCATTATGGTAGATCCATTTACAGCTTTGGCTGCGGTCAAAACTGCTGTCAGTGCGGGTAAAGAGCTTGTCTCAGTTACTAAACAAATTGGTGAGTTCTTTGATGGTGTCGATGAACTAAGAAATAACCACAATAAAAAGAAGAACAGTCTCTTCTCAGGTGATGATGAAAACAGTATGGAAACCTTCGTTAAGCTACAGAAGGCTAAGGATGCTGAAGAAGAACTCAGAGCCATTGTAATAGCTACCAGAGGTTACTCCGCTTGGGGTGAGCTACAAGAAATAAGAGCTAGAACACGTAGAGAACGTAAAGAGAAGGAAGCTGCTGAGAGACTCCGTAAACAAGAAATGGTAGAGAAGATAGTTGTCATTGGGGGTACTCTGATTGTGTTGTCTATTATAACTGGAATAGCCACTCTTGCCATAATGTCATCAAAGGGAATGCTATAATGGGTTTAGAGGCTAAAGGCACTTTTCCATTTCAGATGTATCAGATCCCTGAGTTTACAGCTACGACTGTGACTACAGCACCTACCCCACCAGCTAAGACTAGCACTGATAAGCCAAAGGTTGTAGAGCCAGCTACTCGTAGTGAGATTACCATAAGACTTGACAAGTACTGGCAAGAGAAGGCTGAAGAACTCTTAAATAGGCAGAGAAGTATGGCTGAGATAGCCTACAGTCCAAATGGTAGAATTGTAGCACCTATAGAAGTAGGCAGAATACTAGACGTAGAGGTTTGATATGGAAACTATACTAGCTTGGAAACTACTACCACGACTAATGATGTTAGTTATGACTGGTATGTACATCAGAGTGATTGAGTGGTTTATGTCGTTACCACCAGAGGCTATGACATCACAGGCAACTGCACTCACTGCAACTGTAACTGGAGCATTAACAGGAGCCTTCGCCGTTTGGTTAGGGAATGAGAGCAAATGATAGGACAAATAATAGGTAGTGTAGTTGGTTTAGCTACAAGTGTAATTGACAGTAAGACACAGATCAAACTAACTGAGGCTGAGATTAAGAAGAAACAGCTTACAGGTGAGATAGACTGGGATCTAGCTGCCATACAGGCTACACAGAATAGCTGGAAAGATGAGTGGATAACCCTACTTTTCAGTATTCCCCTGATACTAGCCTTTTGTGGAGACTGGGGTAATGCTATAGTGCAAGCTGGTTTTGCAGCACTTGAGACTATGCCAACATGGTATCAGTATTCCCTTGGTGGGATCGTATCAGCATCCATAGGAATTAGATCAGTATCTAAATTCTTCGGTAAGTAATAACAACAAAAAGACTACCCCAGACAAACTTAAGCCCCTGTATCCTTAGTTGGACGCAGGGGCTTTTTTCATTGTGTCATCGCTTTAAATGTGCTGGTTAAAGACTTTAGTAGGTTACTCAGTGTAAAGTAAGCATAGTCCACCTCTTGTTGTAGTTTATGTACCTTCCAGACCAAGTAGAGTGTAATACCTAAGTGTACTAAGTCTACTGATTGGTCTAGGCTTATCATTTCTTACTCTCCACCTCTATGAGTTTAGATAAGTACCAGTCAGCCTTCTTAAGGTCCTCTAAGCCATTCTTGTAGCGCCACCTATGAAGGTATTTAGCTATATTCCCTCGTAGGTATCCTACAAACTCATCCTTGCTTAAGAAGTCCTCAATGTATTTGATACACTCAATAGTGCCTTGTCCGTAGTGTGGTGGACTGTTTACATTGTCAGATTCCATCTTACTTAAGTCCCACTTAGCCATTATAATCTCCTATGCACTATCTGGTATTTGAAAGCAGTAGTAATTCACCGATGAATCAAGTGAAGGTCTAGTATTCATAAGTCTATCCTTTATTGGTTCAGCAAACTCGTAACAGGATAGTTGACTTGTAAAGAATACATCATGTGCGGTAATCTTATAGTTTGCTTCGTGAAACATAATAAGAACTAAAACATACATCGAGTTTTCCTCTAGGTTAAATCTACTATTTCACAAGTGTCACCTGTACAAGCCATAGTTTGACTACCAGCGGTGTTATCTTCATTCTCATACTCTGAAAGTTCAGACCAGTCAATAGCCTTTGGCATAAGTTCTAACAGTTCATGGTAGTCTGTTGCTTCACATTCCTGATAAGGTGCTTGCTGATAAGTATGATCTGAATGAGGTAAGAACGACACCCCTGACATCTCATCAAAGTGCTTATAGACAAATGCACCTACTTCCATCCACTCATGGTCACGTACTGAGATAGTCACTGAGGGCTTATGCTCACACCATGACCTTTGGTATATCAGCCACATCTCTAGCTGCTCTACGGCTGTCATATCGTTCCTAGTGACTGCTCCTGCTGGTGACTTGATAGGGAAGCTAAAGACTGTAGTTGTGTCACCTTTCATAACACAGGGTTCGTTAGGTACACCCTTATCAATCATAAACTTCGTCAGCGGGTCTTTGTTATCTCCACGCACAGTACGAACATAATAAGGGCTATGACGAGCATGAATGCCACTAGCAGAATCAACAAGTTGGGAGACAGTACCACTTGGTTTAACGCAACTGATAGCAGCAGAAGAAGGGATGTTAAGGCGTTCAGCCCACTCAGCATTCGTAGATATTGCAACATCTTTTAACCTTTCTAGGGTTTTATTAAGACCAGCGTTCTGACTTGTAGTTAATCTATTGTCCATAATGCCCGTCAGGGATACACCTAGTAATCTCTCCTCTTCTGTGTTCTTGTTCCAGATCTTTCGTAGATAAGGGAACTTAGTCATAGATGATTGGATAGTACCTAGTATTGTAGCTAGGCGTACCTTACGCTCCAAGTCATCAATAGTATCTGTAGCTCGTACTACAACCTCTGTCAGGTTACAGAACTGGTTTGGTCGTAAGATAATTTCGCTACAGGGGTTAGTGCCAAACTCATAATTGGGATCTCTACGTCCATTCTTAGCTGCCTGTACCTTACTAGCCTGACGATTAAAGACACCACGTTCACCTGACTTACTTTCAACTAATGCAAGCCACTCACGCATGAATGTCTCCATGTCAGGCTTCTCTGTGTAGCTCACACTATTATTAGCCAATGCACGATGGGCTGCTGTTTCCCACCATTGTCCTGACTTAGCGTGACGCATACGGTCATCTGATAGGTTAGACAAGCTAATCATAGCACTACGACGAACACCACCAACTACAACAATCTGACCGATAAAGCACATAAGGTCATGGCACTCAATAGAGGATAACTTACGTCCTTGTGCAGCCTTGAAGGTAGTAACTGCAAAGTTGAACAACTCAACTAGAGGTGCAGGTCCAGATGCTCTACCACCAAAGGTCTTAAGTCTAGCACCAGCAGGACGTACAGCAGATACATCCCACTTAGGTATCTCACCAGCCCATAGAAGCGCAAGGACTTGACGAAAGGCTTTAGCCCACCCTTCCTTACTATCTTTAACTACAACTACTGTGTCGCTCTCAAATAGCTCAGGAACCTCTGGTAACTTCTGGATGAACTGACGTTCTACTGAGAAGCCTACACCTGTACCACACAACAAGATAAACATAGCCTCATCAAATGCTTTAGGGTCATCTACAGCCAAGTAGCTACAGTTGTACCCAGCAGTATTGTCACGGGCCAGTGCAGGACCAGCAGTCATCATAGCTCGCATAGAGGGCATTACTTCTAGGTTTAAGATGGCATCCCGTAGTTGGTTGACATAGGAATCGTTACCAGCTTTAGGGCGTACCACATTGTCCATGTAGCGTTCTACTGTATCTCCCCAATCCTCACGGCCCTCACCGTCGATATACTTAGCGTAGCGAGACTTAGCAATAAAAGTCTGGTAGTCAGTTGGCAGGTAATTATTCATCTTTAGCTTTTCCTCTCGCTCTCATAGTCTTATCTTCTTTTAGCCAGACCATACGGTCAATATCTGATCTAGCTATACCAATGTCTAGTAGTTCCTTATCTGTTAGCTGATTAAGCTGCTTGATTGCTATCCTGTGGGTTCGCCATGTCGCAAGATAATTCATATATCTCCAGAACCATGACATGCCTGTCCTCTTCTTACTCATCTGTTGTCACCTGATCCTTGTAGTGTACCGTTCTTTACACGGGCATTTAACTTCTCCATGTTTAACTCAATAATCTTAATCAAGCTGCCACCAAAGATGTTAGACAGAGCTACAGTATAGAATAGTACGTCACCTAACTCTTTCAAGACTGCATCATCATCAATCCTGTTGTCACGAAACAACTTCTTAATCTTATCTGATACCTCACCAGCTTCACCAGTAAGTCCAAGAGCATTCTCAATCAGTCGCTCCCGACCTTTAGTAATCATCTTGTCTTCTACAAACTGAGAATACATATCAATCATGTCTTTCATATCTTTCGCTGTAAGCATTACATCAACCTTCCATAAAATTCTGTATGTGCGTTTCTATCGTCTTTATCGAACAAGTACCAAGCGCAGTTGTCTTTACCTGTCATCTTGCTACCTTCAATCCATTTAACTCTGCCTATACTTACGATCTTTGTACAGTAAGTCATAAGTGAGGCAGATTGTTTAGTGTGCGCCCAATCAGCATCAAACAACAACCAAGTTGGGCATATCTCCGTCCAGTGATCTATGAAAGCGTGTAAGAACTTCCTTTCCCACGGTGGGTTAGTAATGCAGAGATCAAGAACCTTATATTGACTACCAAAACTTATCTCCAGAGCATTCATTTGCTTGATGTCTGGGTGTCTAGGTTCTATGTCACAAGCATATAAACATTCCCCTAGACCATCTGTTAGTTCGTGTATGTGGTGTATCAATCTTCCGTCACCAGCACAAGGCTCTACATAGTCAAACTTCTCATATGGTAGGTGGGCTATAAGAGGTTCGACAGCTTCTATTGGTGTAGGATAATAATCCCTTGGTACCCTCTCAAAGTCACTACGCTTACCCATACAGTTCTTTTAACCTCTTAAGTGATACAAACTCAGGCTCATAGACACCGTTGCTAATCTCCCTCTTGATTACACAACCTTTCCACCAATCTCTATTTGCCTGTCCAGCCCACGTTTCTTCTGAGCCTTTGTAGCAACCCGCAACCAAACCGATAATCC